AAAATCCAACAAAAAAGGAGTTGGAAATTAGAGATAAAATAAATATATTCTCTACTCGATAGTCAATTTCATGTTATTCCCATGATTTCTCCAATTACCTTCTTGCTTTTCCTCTTTGATTAGTGGAAACTTCAAATCAACCTTTCTAACAATATCTGTCAACTTTTTATTGCCTTTTAAGACTGAAATAGAATGACTTCTTCGATATGTATTAATTTCCAAAGCTCTTTCTAAAATTTTTTCATCTGATTCATAATCACCATTATATACATAAGCAAAACAGTACCCTTCTTTTATATCAGTATTGCCATAATCAAAATCTTCGAAAATTACTTTTTTCTTACCAAGATATAAATACATTTCCCCTTGAGTTGATTTGTAAATTCCACCCACTTCTAATTTACTTAACGGAATTGTTTTTAAATTTGCTTTTCGCTCTCGATCTTCTGCTTCTTTCTGAAGAAATATATTTATTTTATCTCTAATTTCCAACTCCTTTTTTGTTGGATTTTCAATCAAATATGTATTGCTTGTACAACTTTTATTGATATACTCTTCACTATATCCTAAATAAACAACTGAGCTACCTTGAAAAACTCCTATATGCATTCCTGGTGAATTTCTACCTATTGCCATTCCAATGCACATATCACCATCTTTAATCTCTCTACCTAAAATGTCTTTCAAATTTCCACCTCCATATTACAACCAATGAAACCTGAATTTACTGTCACTTGCTAATTAACATATTTTTTAATTCTTGCTCTCTATCAAAAACTAACTGACTATATCCTTTAAACCCAAGATCCTTTTCCAATTGTTCTATAATTGGATTTTCTACTACTTCGTAACTATGTTCTATTTCGAATGCTTCTAGTTCATCTTTATAAACAATTCCATTTGCTAATGGGAATAAATCCAGATAAAACCTTTTTCTCCAAAATGTTTTATATCCTATAAAGTCTTCAATGTACCCACTTCGTTTAATCAATTCAGAAAATACAGTATCTTTATTTTTAAATTCTTCTACTCTATTTTCAGGCAGCTCCCCATATAAATAGACATATCTGCCACCAGCACTATCTGCATATTTCCATATTCCGTTTATTTTTAAATGTAAATATATTTTATGTATATAAACTGCTTTCATATTAATTAATCTACTTTCTATCAACCCATTCCTTAAACTCTTTAAAATCTTCCTTTGTAAGCACAATATCGGAATAATAAAAATCCTTATTCCAAATAATCGCCCAAATTTTTTTCAACTTCTCAAAAAATGGTCTTTGCTGAGTATAAAAATTACCGTTTGTATATGTTAAGAAGGCATAGTCGCCATCTTCATAATCATGAATCTTAAGGTGAATACCTTTATCACATCCACATTTACAGCTTACGATCAACTCATCATCTTTGAAATTTTTAAATACTGCCATAGTAATCTCCTTTACTTACAATTCCCAAGTCCAACTTTATAATCATCTTTAACATCAATAGTTACTTCTCTCTGGAAATTTCCTTTCTTATCGTATAGAGACAAATAATATCTGTTACCACGCTGCTCTAAAATAACATCCTCATTCTCGAATAACTCAATTCGTTTCTGTTTCTGTACTATTTTTCTTTCCTCTTAATTTTCTTCCACAATAAGGACAATACGCAATATATTCTTTTTGATGAACAAATCCATCATCATACTCATCCCATTCAGATGTTTCTATATCCAAGTAATATTCATTCGTCAATGGATCTACATATATCTGATTATCAGGTGAGTCATAATCACAACGGTTACACATACACTTACCTCGCTTTATCACATTCATTGAAATCTAAAAGTATCTTATATTTATATTCTCCAAATCTTTCTTTCCAACGCTGCTTTGCTTTATCAGTATCCCAATTAAAGGGCATCATATGGTAATTGATGAGGAAACATGTATCTAAAACAACATCAGAATCAACATGGTACATAGCTGTCATATATTGATATGAACCATAACAATGATGCTGATAATAATGAGCTATCCCATCTTCATCAAATGTTTGTGTACTCAATTTACCCAAATCATGATATAAAGCACCTATTCTGAATCTTGCAGGATAAGCATATTTTGTAGAAAATAATCTTGATGCATATTTACAATGTTCAAATAAATCCATTGTGTGATGTGGATTTTTCTGATCAAATCCTCTCATATCTGGAATATCATTTGGTTCGTAATCATTTAATAAATTGGAAAAAACAATTTCATTAAAACCCTCTTCCTTGAATGGGATCTGAAATTTCATAATCTGCTTATCCAACACAAAGTCAGGTACAGGATATTCTCTATGTAAATTATCTTCTTTGCACTGCTCAAATGGCTTTGGAATAATCACACACACTTTTCTAACATTTAAACCATTTACTTTCATCATAATTGCTCTGCGAGATTTCATAGTCAGGTTAGTTGCATCTGCAATTACATTCTTTTTATTTTCTAAATTCTTGCGGATTCTATCGTGAAAAATTTTAAACACTTCTTCATTGTGTTCTTGATCTTCATAATTACCAGTCAATTCTTCACGAATTGCATCTGATGATACGATTATTGTATTTGAATTCTCATTGGCAATCTGAATGGCAATGGTTGATTTGCCACTACCACTCAAGCCACACATGATCCATAGTGTAGGTTTATTCATAAATAACTCCTATCCGTTATGTTTTAATAAATATTCTCTCGAAACATTTTTAAAACTTTTTTGCCCTGAAATATCTCTGTATACAAAACCCTCTCTCTTAACCTTTGGATTTAATTCACTATATCCATCAGCTTCAAGTTTCATCTCTTCCATAGTCTTAGGTAACTCATAAGCCGTATCAATAATTGGCACACTTGTTAATCCATGACTCTTACAGAAATCAGCCATTTCTACAGTTCCAAGTCTTGTACCATCAATAATCAGATTGAATACAAATAACTTATTCTCCATAAATTTATATGGATTGCCCTGAACTGAACCAACTCCTTCACCTTGTAACACAACTCTGTTATAATTATTCTCTGTTGCAAACTGTGTAAGAATCTTTTCAATGTCATATTTATCAGCCAATTCCCAATAAATATTTGACTCGTGATAACAAGCCTGTTCTCTATCAGCCTGTCTTACATTTCTACTGCATACAATAAAATCAAATTTGTTCTTACCCTTCTTCAATCTATCAACTGCAAATGTGCAACTTGTTCCATCGCATTTCTCAGTCTTAATCCACTTTTCGGTACTCTGAAGATAAAATGGTGCATTCTCAATTCTCGTCTCATCTGTTTTGACAATCCAATCTGGGAACTTCTTTGGATTATCTTTCTTGCGACCAAACAATAAAAACATAATCTTACGACCAATGCTGTATCTCATAATCCTTCTTACAATTGGGTTAGCGAATAACTTTGGTCTACGCTTTGCCATTGACTTATATTTAGCATTTGGATCAACCTTATTGGTCTTTCTTGCTGTATCCTCTTCTGAAGCATATGTAATCTTCAAAGCTTCTGTAACATCATCACCAATATTTCTATCCTGTAATTCTGGGAAAAGTGATAATGGTAAGGCTAATCCCTGGCTAATTACCTTGAACTTGCCAAGTTTCATAGTCTTAACTTTGAATTTCTTATTTGCCAAAAATGCAAACCTCTCATCTGTTTCGGGACACTTGCTGTCAATTTCAATATAAACAGCCATATCTCCTATATTAAACTCGCCCCTTTTAGCGATACAAACCCATCCTAAAACTCCAATGAGTTCAATATTATCAGCTCCTTCAATCGATCTGATCCACTCAATCTTTTCTACATGTGCTAATGCTCTTTCTTTGTTCTCCAAGTTCCTCTTACCTTAGTAAGTAGTGCGCACTTTATCCTATAGGAACTTTTCTATTTTTCCTTTCTTCTTTAATCTTCTAATTTGTTACCTTTTGCTTCATTACAAAGCTTACACATTGTTTGATAGTTACTAATATCATCAATACCACCTTTTGAGCGTGGTATAATATGATCTTTTGTCATTAAAATTTCATCACCATTATCATCAACTGCATACAAATTCAGATGATATGTTAATTGGTCTGCAAATTTTTCTTTTGCAAAATACTTTCCTTCAATTCCGCAAATCACACATTTACAACCTTTAGTGAAAAAAGTCTGGTATCTCTGGCTGTTACCTTTAATCAAATCTCCATCAAAATCCACTTTTGCAAGTCGTTTATCTTTCTCAAACAAA